GTTCTATTTTCATTTCTACCCCTTTTTTCTTTATCGTAAGATAATGCGTTGCCCGTCTTGTGTCAATTTGACCCACGTGCCGAGAATTACGTCCCAATAAGGCTTGGCAAAATCGTCAAATGAATTCAATTTCCAACCATTTGTTTTTGCGTGTTCGGCAATTTTGGAATTAGATTCCATTTCATAATTCAATTTGGCACAAACCCGCAACAAATTATCAAATCTATCCAGCGAACGTTTTGGCGTTCCACCCATTCCACGATTTTTGCGGTGATGCGTTTGCAATGTTTCGGTGTCACCACAATGAGGGCAATACGTGTGAATTTGAATTGATAATTTGATTGCTTGGTTCGGTGTCATAAACGACTTTCTTGGTTCATCAATTTGGCTTGTGTTGCCAAAACCATTGATGCCGTTTCGATTGATTTGATTTTTTGTCTAATGCGTGACAATTCGGCTTTTTTGATGTCACGTGTCAATCTGACATCCGCTGATTCCAAACGTGCTAATGCTGTTCGGTCTGCAACGGTGCCAGATGCACGAATAAATGCTTTTGATTCGGCGGTGTCCAATGCGTATTCGGCTTCTGCCAAGGCTTTTTCAGCTTCAAATAAAGCGTTAGCCCCTTTATTGTTCTCCTGAATCAGGTCCGCTAGTTGTTTCTGAATTTCCTGAATCATCTAACACATCCAAAAGCAAATAAATAAGTTCTTGATTCCAAAAGCGTGCTTCGACATTGTTACCCTTCAACCTTGCCATCAGAAACGCTTCTTCCAATTCCTGCATTTTGGCTTTTTGCAAAGTGGTCAGCATACTCTTTCAACCTATCCAGAACCTCTTTTGGTGCATTGTTTGCCCTTGCTTGGGTATAAATGTCACGCAATTGTTCAATTGATGAAACTGTACCAGCAAGGTCTAGCCATTCTTGCACCGCGACTTTGGTCATTTCTTCGCGTGATGCTCGTTTGGAACCGCTATAAATGTAATTGGCAAGGCATCGCCCGATGCTGGACGTTTCGCAACGTTCCAAACTAAACGGGTCCGTATTGCGTTCGGATGCCCAACCAGTCGTTTTTGGCAGGTTGTTTTGCTGGTCGCTCGCATTCAAATACAAACGTGTTTCGATAATCCACGTATCCGCGTCAATTGTGTGATTGACGGTAATGATGCGTGCGTCTTTGTTATTTTCATCCGCCCAAAATGTTCTTAGACGTTCTTCAACTGTTGCGTATTGTGACAAATCAAATTTTGCCATTTGTTTCCCTTTCTATTTTTTCTTGTGAACCACTAAATAAGGCATTCCATCGCGTTTGGCTTGGCGTGAAACAATTTTGTATCGTTTCCCATCAACTTCCATAAACGCGGATTTGGCTTTGCCCATTGCATCCATAACTTGTGATTTTATGTAACGCAATTCTTCGGCTGCTTGGTCGTATTTTTCTTGTGCCGTAACCAAAAAATGAAGGCTGTCAATTTCAACTTCTTCATCATCATTGATTAGCGGATGCTGTGTTCTTACGGCTTCGTAAGTTGCTTCCGAACCATCCCAAGCAGGTTTTTGGTCGGCGATTAGGCATTGGTAAAACTGAGTTGCTTTTTGGCGTTGAACTTGAATTTCAAATTCATCGCGGTCCACCCAAATGTCGTACCACGTCATTCCAGCCACCGCTACCAAAACGGCACGATTCAAACCCATAATGTCTAAATAATGCTGAATTTGTGCAACGTAGCCAGCAGGTGCCGATTCCCACGTTTGCCGTCCCGTTTTGACTTCGATGACAATCCATTCGCCAGTTTCTTTGTTACGTGCCAAAGCGTCTGGGTTGGCGTGTCTAAATGGCAACAATCCGTCTTGATACGTGCCAGTTTTAAACACGTCCCATTCGGGATGTTCTTCTTGCCATAGTTTCAAAATGGGTTCTTCAAATGCTTTTCCAAATCGCATTGCCCAATTTTCTTCCACAATGGCAGGGATTTTGCCAGTCTTTTTTGCCCAAAGTGAATATGCGGATTCGAACGGATTCAATCCACAAATTGCGCTGATGTCCGAGCCACCGATTGAATTTTGGCGATGTGCGTGCCATTCATCGGAACCAGTTTCGAACACGCCCAATAGTTTCGCGTTGTTCATCGTTTCAGGTGCGTGAATTTCTAACATAAGGCTATTCTGAGATGACCCTAGGACATTTTGCAAGGAGGCTCAGATGGCGCGTTTTGACGAAAAGCATTACAAACTATTAAGAGCAATCCACGACAATGGGGGCAGCCCGTGCGAATCAATGCCTGAATTATTTTTCCCTGAAGACATTGCAGACCCGACACGAAGAAAATTAGCGATTATTTTGGCAAAAAAAATCTGTCACGATTGTCCTATCAAAGTGGAATGTTTTCGGTATGCGGTTGAATCGGGTCAAAAATACGGCATTTGGGGCGGCACTTCTCCCAACGAACGCTGACAAATACGGCGTTTGACACGTTGAACACGCAACAGGTGACGGCGATAAAAATTTGCCACGTTTAGAAATTTCGTGTCCAAAAATCAATTCGTGACCATTTACACATTTATAAATAACGCGTCTAATCATTTGATGATTATAAGAAAACCCCCCGTGGCAGTGAGGAACCACGAGGGGCTGTGTTCAGGGGACAAAATGAACAATTACATACTACTACTTTTTGAATGCAATACTTGTCAATAGGGATAAAAGTCCAGCACCCAATGACACGGATGCAAGACCTGCCCAATCAATCGCAAACAACCCAATCGAACCAGAACCTAAAAAGGCTAGGGCAGCCTGGGCAATTGTTTTAATGGCACGTTCGCCAGCGTAAGACCAAAATTCTAAACTAAACATCTTCATCTTGCTTTCTGATTTTTACATCTTCGTAAGTGGCAAAAGCAGTATAAGCGGTAAGAATAATTGAAATAAGTGCAACGCCACCAATAATCAATTCACGGCTTACGGAAGTATCTGCTGAATACGTGGCTGCCCCAAACATAATCATCAATGAAGCAAGCAAAAAAGACAAATAAATCAGCCTCCTGCGGTGCTTCCAACTAGGCATTTTGGTTATTCATCCATTTGATTGGGTCCACAGGAATTTTGCCACGGACTTCCCAATGTAAATGTTTTCCAGTTGACGCACCAGATGTTCCCATAATTGCCATTTGGTCTTTTTGTTTGACACGCTGACCTTTTTGGACTTTGATGCTGTTTTCTAACAAATGAGCAAAAATGTGAGTTGCACCAGACACGCCACGCATTTTGATAAACCATCCGTATCCGCCACCCGGTGCGGTTGATTTGCGTGCTTTGATTATTTTGCCGTCTTCGGGTGCAACGATGGCACTCAAAACGGGACGTGTAACCAAATCTACGCCCGTGTGTAATTTTCTTTTACCCGTAATCGGGTGAGTTCGCCATCCAAACGGCGATGAGATTTTGTATTTGTCCGTTAGCGGTGGAATGATTTTCATTTGACCAATGCCCACAGTGCAGCAACGAAACCCGAAAGCCCAGCTCCGATGGCAACGAACGCCAGTTTCTCAATCCACTCAAAGCGAGCAATAGACTGCTCGACTTTATTCATCCGATTAGGGATTTCCTTTAGCCCCTTTAGCTCCGCAACCATCTGGATTTGAACGGAGTTTATCTCTAGGAGCTTCTCGTAGATTTGAGCTTGCGTGACTCTTACCGAGCCTGTTGTTTCTTCTGCCATAGTGAAAGTTTATCGCAGGGTTAGATAACGAGAGTGTCTGCCTCTTCGGCAGTCAAAGGCTGACCTGCAATAAGCTTTGCCTTTGCAGATGCCTTCAATGCGGCAAGTGCTTCAGCAGCAGCCTCACGCTCAGCCTGTTCCTGAGCATACTGAGCAGCATCGGCTTCACGCTGAGCGATTTCCTCAGCGGTTAGGGGAACGATAGATTCCCTTTCGCCTTCTGGCTTTGAAAGGTCTACGATAATTTTTACTGGAGTTTCCATTGTTCTATCCTATCTAAGAGATGATGTAGAGGCTTGCGGTTGAGCCAATTTCTAATAATTGACCGCCACCATTATCAAGAGTAAGACTGGTAATTCCAGTTGAGCTTGTAAATACTTGTGCGGCTATTGACATTCCGATTGTAGTTGAATTATTTTCCGAGACTGTATCTATAGACATAGATTTATTAGCAGTCCCAGCGTAATTAGAGACATAGGCTTCGCCATTACCAAAAGTGTTAGCCGTATAAGCATCTTGAGCTATCCAACCAGCTCTGTCTCCATTTACATTTATAGAAGTAACAGTCCCATCTATGTTTCTAAGCATTTTTCCAGTATCAGAAAAATTTGAATTCAGGGTAATAAAAATTTCTGTATTGCTGCCTCTTAGGGCAAACTTGCAAAGGAGGTCTTTGCCTGTTTGTGGAATGTTTGTAAATGTGATTGTTGCTGTATTTCTTGCGGCAAGGGTTGTTGTCGCTACAAGTGACATAGCCATAATTAGCTCACTATTCCGTATAGGTAGAAAGTCGAACCAGTATTGAAAGTTCCGCCATCTGGTGCGAGGACAATGCTAGTTATAGCAGAAGTGCTTGCCCATCGCCCAGCAATCATACTCACTCCGCCGCCAGCTCGATTAGTTCTGAAAAGAACTGTTTTGTGTTTGTCTGTTTGGGCATAGTCAATAAATTGAATTATTTGGATGCTGACTTCGCTGCTGAGATTATTGAACAAGCTCATCTCGCCAATGTTTGTATAAGTAACGCTGGCGGTAGTTGTGCCATTACCCTCGGCAGTTACGGATGAAAGATTTGTAGTTTGACCATTAGGTCTTACTCGTAACTGTGCGAGAGAGCTGTTAGTAGCTGTGACTATGATGACTAAATCACGATACGAACCGCTTATTGAAGCAAACTCGATACTTGCAGCACTAGAGCCTAGAACATTAGAAGCAATCAAATCATAAGTCGGGGTTGGCATAGTTTTTCCTTTCCCTGCCTACTTGATGCCGTATAAAGAAAAACGGCTCCCATTTACAAAGTTTTGACCATCCCAATCTATAAGGCTTATTGAAGTGACCGCTGCCGTATTATTCCAAAAACCAGACTCTAGCCCAATCCAGTTTCCACTTGCAGCGTAACCGTGCAAAGCTCTAATAGTGGTGTTTTTTGAAGTATTACTGAAATCAAGTATGTCTATTACCGTGGCAGAAAAAGCATTTGAAGTTAGTTGGCTAGCTGGATAGGAATAGAAAGATGCAGCAGAGGTATTTGGTTGTCCTTGACTCAATATATTCCCATTACCATACAAGCGATGGTATGCGTAACTTGTCGTGGATACTCCATTGAAGCGAACTTGCAATGCAGATGTGGTATTGACTCTTTGACTTCTCAAAACTAAGCGTAGTTGAAGATGCTTGTAATCTGAATAAGTATTTAGATTGCTGAAAGTAACGCTTGTGGCATTACTGCTAATAACAGTAGTTTCAAGCAGGTCAAAAGAATTACCCCCACCTGCTGCACCTGCTCCTGCAACAGCAAGAACTCCTAAAGGAATAGGCATTAGACAGTTATCTTTCCAACTACTCGGTAAGTGTTAGCAGCAACCTTTTGAACAGTTGCAGCATTGTAGGTTTGGTCAATCTTGAAGGTGACGGCGGTTCCAGCGGTTCCTCCACCTGCCCAGTCGGTAACACCAGTACCAGCTGCAATTGTTACAGTTCCGCCAGCATTACGCCAAACGGTAATTGTGTCCCACGTTTGCAACACGTCTGGAATTGTGATGGTCACGGCAGCAGTTCCATTGACCCAAATAGTTCCGTTTTCCAATGCAGCCGTTGCGGTCATTGAAGTTGTTGTTGCAGTTCCGCCAAATGTTACTTGTGTTCCAGCAATTGCAAGTGATGGGACATTTACGTTTAGCGTCACGTCACCCGATGCACCGCCGCCCGTCAAACCCGTTCCAGCAGTTACGGATGAAATGTCACCTTGAACTGGAAAAATAGTTCCCCACGATGCCCCGTCCCATACGGTGATTGTGTTGCTGTCGGTTAAATACGTGACCATTCCTTCGGACAATACAGAAGTTCCCAAAGCAGAACCGCGTGCAGCGGTGCCAGAAAACACCATTACGGCTTGGTCTTGTAAATACCCTTGCACGTTAACCGCGGTAAGGACTTCTCCTGCCGTAAATGTTTTTCTTCCTAAACCAGCCATTTTTCTCCTAGAAGGCTAAAGCATTGCCCGAATCAAGCTTACCAAATTCCAAGTCATCCAATACGAAGACAGCAAAGTCTAACGTGGCGAATCCGAAGGTAAGAATGTGATTGTTCAGGTCAATTGCGTGATTGATGCTAATAATTTCAGCGTATTTTGAAATGGCTGGCGGTAACAAATTCGGGGTAAATTTGATTTCCACCACATCGCCAAGTTCTAAATCTAGCAAATCTGTTTGTTGTTGCGTCGTCAATTCATCAAGCAAAATGTCCACGGCTTCAAATCGGTATTCTGGCGTGCCGTATTTTTGAGCGTAAAAATCAGCCAATGATTCCAAATCGGCATCTGAATTGATTAGCAAACCAGTTCGTGTCAAATTGAAAACGCCGTATTGGTCTACGGAATCCGAATTTATAACGGTTACTTGAGTATCTGTGATTGCAGACGAAACGACAATTTCATTTGCTAATAATTCAGACCCGTATTGAACACGGATTGTTTGATACGGAATTCCCGTCCCATCATCGGACAATGTTATGTTGCTGGTTGCTGGGGATTCCACGCGGTCACGAAATACCACAGCGCCAGATTTACCAATAAAAAAAGCACCAGGTTCGGATTGTTCAACCAAACGGAAATAAGACAATGCGTTCGTGTTGTCGGCAATTGTGTCAGGACCAAGCGTTGCCAAACCCGTGTCAATTTGACGTGATTCCAACGGCCAGTTTATTTCTGGCAAAGACAAAATTTCATTTATACGTTCGCCAGATGTTTGAATTGTGTTGGTTCGTGTGGCGAGTGTTTGTAAAGCAAAAACACCCGTAGCATCAGAACAAGCGGCAGCAGCCACCGAATCACCATTGGTTTCGTAAGACAAATTCCAATCATCTACCAAACCAAAAAATTGAATGATGCCACCAGAGCTAATTCTCAATTGACGTTTCGGAACTATTTGTCCAGCGTATGGACTAAATGGATATTCAGGGTCAAATGTTCTGTCGTTGTTATTGAATACGACATTTGCCAAACCTTGGTCATATTGGTCTAATTCTCTGTTCTTGCCACGTTGAATTGCCACGGACGTAACTTTGTCGGTTACGTCATAAAAAAGTTCTCCACCAAGAATAAATTCGGT